TTGATCAATGGCTTAGAAGTGAGATAAAGTATAATGAAAAATTATCTGAAGAAAGATATGATGCTTATGAAGCTGTTAGAGATAAGATCCGGGAGATTTTAAATGATGATAACCTAAATATAGAATCATGACTTGTATAAAATGCGGAGCTCCAGCAACTAAAAGATATAGTCCTGATCTTGATATCAAGGGTATAGGAATGTGTGCAGAGCATACAGATGAGATTATGATGGATCTTATGGTAGCTCAGTTTGATAAAAGAGGCTGGGAAAAGTTTGAGAAAAAGTATTTACCTAAAAAAGATAAGTAATGGAATTTTTAATAGGAGCAGTTATAGTAATTGTAATTGCAGGTTTAATAATTTATAAATTAAGAGATGAAGACTATCATGGCTGGGATGATTGATTGTATTTATACAGTCATCATCAGTATTATTTATAGAAATATTGATTAATATGGTAACTACAGAAGTATTACTTAAAAAATTGAATATTGCTAACATAAGAACTGTTAAGCAAATACTAGCAAATAAAGAACTGTCTGAAGAAATTGCAAAAAGAGATGTAATATCTGAAAAACAGTTGGTGGAGGAATATCAAATTCCTCAGAGCCATTTAAGAAATCTGAAACAAAAAAATAAAATATCTTATTTCTGTACTACAGGTGAATTAAACAAAAGTAGTAGGGGATCTAAAGCTTATTATTTTGTAGATGAAGTTCAAGAAATATTTGGATACAATATTAAGTATAACAAATCATTAGTATTTAAGCATAACATATTTAATAAGCTAATGGTAGATTTATCTAAGGAGTTTTGTACAAATAGAGAATCCAGATTATTAGAAATGTTGCTTGTACAAAATCTATCAGTAGAAGAAATTGCTTATGAAGAAGGTGTAGGTGTTGTTAGAGCAAATGATATGATTAATAAAGCTCATAGAAGAGTACTTAGTAAGATTTATAGTCTTAAAAAAATGTTTGCTGAATGGCCTAATGAACTAGCTTATAAAACTGAAAATGAGTTACTTAAAAAACAAAATACAGAATTATACCATAAGTTTTTAAGAAATAAAGAAAACAAAGAAGCTAAAGATTATTTGTCTCAAGATGCTGTTCAACATTTTATTAAATATGGATATGATCTTAAAGACTTGGATAAATCTATTATAGATTTTGATTTATCTGTAAGAGCTCTTAATGGGTTAAAAAGTATAGAGATTGAAAAGCTTGAAGACTTGCTATCTTATAGTAAACATGATCTTTATTGTATAAGGAATATGGGTGATAAGACTATAAGAGAAATTTGTGATTGGTTAGAAGATACTTATAATTGGAAATTAAAAATTAAGAATTAATGACATGACAGAACAAGAATTAATAGATCTTGGCTTTGAAAGAGTGGATATACTTGATGATGAAAGCCAAAATGGATATGATTACTACTATTATCATAAAGAGCTGTGTTCTGGAGTACTTTTACATAGTACAGATAATATTGATGTTAAAGATGATAAATGGGTTTTGAAATCATTTGAAATTCCAGCATTAAATATTAGAGACAGAGTTCATTATGATCAGTTTTTAGAAATAATGAATAATATAACTTGTTAATTATGTTTAATGGTAAATTAATTAAAAGAAATGGCAAACTTAGTTTTGTTGATGGAAAGTCAAAGTTAGGTTATCAGATTTTTCTAGATAAACTAGCTGAAGGACAAAAGGTAGATATGTATGTTGATGTGTCAGGTATTGAACACAGTAAAGCACAACTTGCAAAAGTTCATGCTTGTATTAGAGAATTAGCAAAAGAGTCTGGGTACACTTTTGATGAAATGAAATGTCTTGTAAAAGATCAAGCAGGCCTAGCTTATAAAGAAGGTATGATGAAAAATTACAAATCATTTGCTGAATGCAGCAAAGATGAATTAAGTTTAGCTATTACAGCTTGTATTGAAATCGGTAACTTATATAATATTAGCTTTCCGGAGTAGTATCTGTAGGAGGATTTGGTAAGTCAATTTCTTTGTCTACCATTTTATTTTCTACAGTTGCTACTCTTTCAATTTCTGCAACTAAAAGAGAAAGAGTTTTAAATGCTAATTCAATTTCAGTAAATTCTTTCATGTTAGAATCAAGAACTTTTTTAACCATCTCTTCTTTCTTTTGGTTATCAGGTTCTTGTTTGAACACATAGAATAGCGCACCTTTAATCATTAGATAAAAGTTTTTATTTACTTTTATTTCAATGATTGCATCATCTTGAATTTCTTTAACTTTAAGTCCCATTTTTATTTATTTGTAACAAAAATAAAAAATTTTATGAAAGAAAAATTAGATATTGAAGAAATTAAACAAAAAATGTTTGATAAACTTCAACCTAGCGGATGGAGTAAAGTTCTTAAATCTTTTATATTTAGTGGTGATTTTGATAAGATTATATCACAGTTAGCTGCTTTAGCAAAAGATGGTAAAAGATTTACTCCTCCTCTGAAACATATCTTTAGAGCATTTGAAGAATGTCCTATAGATAAATTAAAAGTTGTTATAGTGGGTCAGGATCCATATCCACAGTTTGGTGTAGCAGATGGAATATCATTTAGTTGCAGCAATACAAATGAATTACAACCTAGTTTAAGTTATATCTTTGATGAAATAAACAGAACAGTTTATAAAGGGCATCCTGGATGTTTAGATGTAAATTTAACTAGATGGTCTAATCAAGGTATTTTAATGCTTAATACAGCTCTTACAACAACTGTAGGAAAAAGTGGTCAGCATTATCATATTTGGAAGCCATTTACTGCATTTTTATTTGATTATCTTACTTGGAATCAAAACGGTCTAGTTTATATATACTTAGGTAAAGAAGCTAAAGACTGGTCTGATTGTGTAAATGATAATAACTATAAGTTATTTGCCAGTCATCCAGCAAGTGCAGCTTATCAAAAGTTTAGATCTTGGGATTCTCAAGATGTTTTTAATAAGACAAATGAGATAGTTGAAAAAGTGTATAATCAAAAAATAATTTGGTGATGGATGAAATATTTAAGAGGCTTATGGATGAAAACATAAGTCCAAATACTTACTATGTTTTACATTGTATAAAAGAAAAAATTGTTCCTTCTACATTAGTAAATAAAGAAATAGAAAGCAAAAGACTGCAAAGTAATGCATGGCTTGATGAAAATTTGCAACTTACAAGTAAAAGTATTATCTTTATGGAAGAAATCAATGGTTATTTCAAAAGAACAAAGAAGAAAGCAGCCAAAGATTTAATGGGTAAAGACTTTTTGTTAAACATAAAGGAATATGTTGAAATATTTCCTAATAGGAAACTGTCCTCTGGAAAATATGCAAGAGTTAACCCTAAAAATCTTGAAGCTCCTTTTAAATGGTTTTTTGAAACCTATGATTATAGCTGGGATATTATTCTGCAAGCAACAAACAAATATGTTAATGAATATGAGGTCAGAGATTATGAGTTTATGAGGACTGCTCAATACTTCATTAGGAAGCAAAATATAGATAAGTCTTTTGAATCAGATTTGGCAACATATTGTGAGTTGGTGATTAATAATCCAGATGATGAAATAGTATACTTTAAAGAAAGAATACTATAAATGTTTAACCAATTAATTCTACAAAATGTCAGATTTATTTAATGGAGCTAAACCGCTCATGCCTGTAAGTGAAAGAGATGCTTTAGGAAAGGGTCTTGTAAAAATGAAATTAAGAAGAAAAGGACAGTTAAAATCACTGAAGAGTGCATGGCCCAAATTTAATGATGCCTTTTGTGATGGATTAGAATGGAGAACTATTACCGTAGTTGGTGCTAGACCTGGAACTGGAAAAACTTTATTTATGGAACAGTTAATAACTGATATCATAGAAAAGAATCTAGATCATAAGTTTAGAGTATTAAAGTTCCAAATGGAAATGCTAGATGAAACTAGTGGTATAAGAAAATTGAGTCTGAGTACAGGTGCTGATTATAACACTCTGATGAGTAAAAATGAACCAGTTGATGAGGATGTTTACTATAAGTGCGTTGAGTACTATAATAAAACTGCGGAGAAAGATATTATTAATGTGGTATATGATCCATGTACTGTGGATGAAATGTGTGCTACCATTCATTATGAAATGGAAAGATACAAGAATTCAGATGGTGCATACATGAATATGCTAGTTACAATAGATCACGCAGCATTATTTAAAAATGGTAAAGGACAGAAAGATAAATTTGAGATGCTGTATGCTTTAGGAGAAGCTTTGACTTTGATGAAGAAAAAGTATCCAATTGCCTTTTTAGTTTTAAGCCAACTTAATAGAAACATAGATGATCCCAAAAGACAACTTAATGGTGTTTATGGTAATTATGTACTAGATTCTGATTTATTTGGTGCGGATGCATTATTACAACATGCTGATGTAGTTCTAGGTATAAATAAACCTTCTGTAAGGAAGATTAGACAATATGGCCCAGAAAAGTTTATCATTGCTGATGAAGACATACTGGTATTTCATTTCTTAAAATCTAGAAATGGACTTACAGCTATTGCTTTTTTCAAGCTTGATAGAAGAAACATGAGAATAGTTGAGATACCTACTCCGCCTCAAGCCGTTGACAAAGTAAGTGTAAGTAAAAATTAAAAATTTATGAGTATTAGAAAAGAAAAAGAAAGAGAGTTTTTTGTTAACCACATGGAAACATTTAGAGCTCTACAATTAAATGACCCATTTTTTGTTATTAAAACAGCCTTTTTTCAAAAAGGTAAATATGGGAGACAAGTTCAATTTTTTGAGTCTGAATTATCTAAAGAGGAAGATATCTTTATTGAATTCTATGAGAATGTAAAAGATTCTAATGGAAATGATTTAGATATAGTTCCTATGCATGAGGATAGACCTTTATTCAGGTACAAATACAATAGGTATTTTTCTGAAGAGTATGAACAAAAAGAAAATGTTAACTCTAAAGGTGAAACATATCATACTTATACAGTACCAGTATCAGAATTATTGGCTGTTCTTAAAGATGGATCTGAAATAACTTATGCTCTTTATGAAAAAAGGAAAGCAGAGGCAGAAGCTAAAAAATCTATGAGTGAATTACCTAGATTACAAAAAACTTTGTCTTTATTTCCTGATTTTGAAGAAGAATTTGCTCCTAAAGCAGAAGCAGAGATTTCTGAAAACTATGAAGATGTACCATTGTCAGAAATTACTATTAAAGATTTTGCAGCAATTATGTTAATGAAACCTGTAAGTAATAGACCATGGTTAAATGAGTTAATTAAACAATCAAAAAATGAATTATGAGCATAGTATTGCCAACTACAAAAGTAAAAGCGGCTAGAGTAAATCCAAAAAGACTTGTGATTTATTCAAAGCCTAAAACAGGAAAGACAACTGCATATGCAGGTCTTGACAACAATCTGATTCTTGATTTAGAAAATGGTACTGAGTATGTAGATTCTTTAAAGATTACAATTAATAATCTTCAAGAGCTTTTAGATGCTGGTAAGGCCATTAAAGAAGCAGGTAAACCCTATAAGTATGTTACTGTAGATACTGTAACTGCATTAGAATCTATGATCATGCCATTAGCTGTAAAGTTGTACAGAAAAACTGCCATGGGTAAAAACTTTGACGGTGATAATGTAGCAAGTTTACCAAATGGTGCTGGTTATTTATATATTCGGGAAGCATTTTTCCAAGTATTAGATTTTATTGATACCTTAGCTCCTCATGTAATTTTATCTGGTCATATTAAAGACAAACAGGTAGATGATAAAGGAGAATTGGTAATGTCTGCAAATATTGATTTGACAGGTAAAATAAAATCTCTTATTTGTGCTAATGCTGATGCAATTGGTTACATGTATCGGAAAGGTAACAAGACTATTCTTAATTTTAAGACTAATGAGGAAGTTACTTGTGGTGCAAGACCAGAACATCTTAGAAATGAAGAGATAGTAGTTACTGAGATGAATGAAAAGGGTGAATTAGAGTTTCACTGGGATAAAATTTATGTATAATAACAAATAAAAATAAAAAACAATGGGACTAAGTACAACAGATCTATCAACAGGAGGGGGCTCCGGATTACCAAAAACAATTCAACCAGGTAATCATGTATTGAAAATTAATAACATCACACTTGAAGATTATCAGTTTATTGATAATGCCAAGCACTTGATTTTACATGTGGAGACAAAACCTATTGATGGCTTTGAAGGTTTTATGATTGACAAAGATGATGAAAGCAAGGGTCACTATGCAGGTCAGATTGGTAGAGTTAAAGCTAGCCAATATGCATTTGCAGATGGTGAAACTAAATCAGGAGTTAAAATTCAAAGAGATAGATCAATTTTGATTTTCTTACAGAATTTGTGTAAAAGTCTTGGTGTAAATGATTGGTTTGTTGCTCAAGACAACCGTCATGATACAATTGAAGATTTTATTAAAGCATTTGCAAAAGATGCTCCATTTACTGATAAGTTTATGGAATTTTGTATTGCTGGTAAAGAGTATGAAAGTAAAACTGGTTATACTAATTATGACATGTGGCTTCCAAAATCAGAAGGTAATAAATATGCCTATGGTGAAATTGAAAGTAACAAAGTTCTTAAGTATGATGAAGCTAAGCACTTGAAGAAACTAGAAGTAAAAGATGTTAAATCATTTGGAGAAGATGATGATGATCTTTCTGTACCTTCAAGAACATCTTCTGACTTTAATCTAGATGACTAATATTTTTTAGTTTGACAGAAGGGGTCAGAAATGGCCCCTTTTTTAATTTTTTAATTTTTAGATTATGATTTCAACAAAAGCAATTGTTTCTGATGTGGTAGATGTACCAAGAGAATGGATATTTGAATTTTATCTAAAATTAGATGAAAAATTGTGTGGCCAAGATATAAAAATTAATTCTGTATTTAATGCTAAAGATAAAACACCTTCAATGTGTATTTATATTGATGCAAAAAATAATTATAGATACAAAGATTTTTCGTCTGGTATTGGTGGTGATGCTCTAGATTTAGTAATGCATTTATTTAATTTACCAACTAGAGGTACTGCATCATTTAAAGTAGTTCAAGACTATAATGAATATTTAAAAAATAATGATTATATTCAGAATTATGCACCAAAATCTCAAACTAGATATCAAGTTACTGATTATGAAATGAGACACTGGACAAACTTTGATGAAAAGTATTGGACACAGTTTAAAATTTCTTCTAATGAGTTATCAAAGTATAATATTGTTCCTTTAGATCATTATATTTTAACAAGAGATAATGATTTGACTGGTGCTAACTCTTTGACAATAAAAACTAGATATTTATATGGTTATTTTAGAGAAGATGGTGTTTTGTATAAAGTCTATCAGCCTAAATCAAAAGATAATAAGTTTTTAAAGGTTCGGGATTATATTCAGGGAAGTGAGCAATTAAAATATGATAAATCTTATTTAATTATTGTGTCATCACTAAAAGATCTTTTAGCTTTAAACATTTTAGGTATTGGTGGAATAGAAGCAGTAGCTCCAGACAGTGAGAATATAATGATTCCAGATCCATTTATACAAAATGCAATGAAGAAGTATAAAAAGGTACTTGTCCTATTTGATAATGATGAAGCTGGTAAACAATGTGCAGCTAGATATAAAGATAAGTATGGGCTTACTTGTATTGACTTTAATCTTGATAAAGATATAGCAGATGCAGTAAAGAATCATGGTGTTGAAAAGACTAGAGCTGAATTGTTTCCACTATTAAAACAAGCATTATGAGTTGGATCTATCAAGGTAAAGAGTTTACTAACAGTATGATTCCTGAAGGAGCTGTAGGATTTGTGTATGAGATGGAAGCCATTATTGATGGTAAATCTGTAAGGTATGTAGGTAAAAAGAATTTTTACTCTACTACAAAGAAAAAGTTTGGTAAAAGAGCTGTTGCTAAAATGACAGATAAAAGAAACAAGAAATATGAAACTGTTTCTAAAGCTAGTTATCAGAACTACTACAGTAGTAATGTAGTTCTTAAAGAAGCTCACAAAGCTGGTATACCAATTAAAAGGTATATGGTTAAGATATGTTTTTCTAAAATGGAGCTTACATATTTTGAGACTAAGTATCAGTTTTTGAGAGAAGTTCTTGAAAAAGATGAATACCTAAATGGAAATATACTAGGTAGGTTTTATAAAATCAAATAATATGACAGAAGTAGAAATAACAAGCCTCTTACTTAAGTTGGCTGATTTTGGTATTAAAGGTATTAAAGTAAAATATGATGGTGGAGGAGACTCAGGTGCCATAGAATGGATAGGTTTTACACATAAGTCTTGTGAAACTCCTGAAGATGTAGATAATAACATAGAAGATTGGGAATCTAATTTTAATCTTACTAATCTTGATTCTGATCTTTATTATGAAGTTGAACAGTTTGCAGAGTCTAAACTTCTTGATGATATAGAAGATTGGTGGAATAATGAAGGTGGCTGGGGAGATTTGTGCATTTGTATTCCTTCAGGTAAGTATCAAATTACTAATAATATTAGAGTTACTGACCATGAAACATTTAATCATGAAGGTAGTATTCTAGATAAAGCAGAAGAGTAATGGAAGACTTTGAAAGATGGTTAATTGATGAGTTGGAAACTCAAACATTAACAGATGAGTTAAAAGATGAAATACTTGAAAGAGTAAGAGAATTACATGAACAAGCTCAAAGTGAAGGATATGATGAGGGGTATAGTGAAGCTAAGCATGAGATTATTGATTATTTAACATATAAAATGTAATGGCACATCCTTGGCAACATGCAAAATCATCAGCTAAGAAGTTTGGTGGATCTCCTGTAGATTATCTAGCAATACATAACTGGTTTGATGAAACTAAGGCCTGGGTAGGTCATAGTATGCATAGAATGTTTAGACATCATAGTGAAGGTATATTTGAATGTGAGCAAAGATTTGGTATGGTGATTACCAACTCTGACGGCAAAGATGTATATGTAAGATATGTAGGAGAGCAGCATGTCAAGGAAGATTGTAATAATTATATTCCTACTGCAAAAGAATGGATAGATATGATTGAATCTGGTAAGCCTGAGAAATGGGCAATAAAAACTTTAAAAATTGAAGACTGATGGCAAAAATGATTTTTGGAAAAGAAGAAACAAGGAACTTGCTTATGATGTTGCAATCTGAAGATGCAGACAATCATACTATAGCATTTGAATCCTTGAAAAATGTTGATTTTAATAAGTATATAGGAGAACTATTAGTTCTCTATAAGTTTGGTGGACACAGTATAGGTAATTGGAATACAAATTGTAAAAATCTTACTGCTAAATTAGCAAAGATTGTAGATCAAACTCCACTCAGTAGTCCTAAAACTTTAAGTCTGATTACACAACACAAAGGTTCTAAAGCTTCGGTTGAGCTATTTATGGAATTCTTTATTAGAGATATGTCAAGGATGTTAGAGTCTATTGGCTATCCTACAGATAAATTTGAGATAAATATTAAATTTAAAGATGATGGACAGACAACAGAGTCTTAGTAAAATTGGTAAAGAGTTAATGCTGAAAGAGCCCTTCTACGGGTTCTTTCTTATTGCTCTAAATAAAATCTGGGGTAATAAGATCTCAACTGCCGGGGTTAGTAAGAATGGTATTAATTATCAGCTCTTTATTAATACTGAATTTTGGGAAAGTCTTAGTGATAACCACAGACTTGGATTATTGAAACATGAATTGCTACATATTGCATTTGGACATCTCACTACTTTCTTTAAGTTTAGTGATAAGAGACTTGCAAATGTTGCAATGGACATGGAGATCAATCAGTATATATCTAAAGAATGGCTACCAGAAGGTGGTATTGATATAGATGAATATGCTGACTTAAATCTTGATAGAAAAGCAGGTTGTAGATATTACTATGACAAGCTGAAAGAACTTCAGGATAAGAAAAAACAGAATGGTACCTGTGGAAATGAGCCTATGGATAAATTATTAGATGCCATAGAAAATGGTGAGACAGATGATCATGCAACATGGGAAGAGTTTGAAGATATGACTGAAGCTGAGAAAAAGTTAATTGAGAAACAATTACAAAAAGTTCTTGGTGATGCTAAAGATCAGACTATTAAGAAGAAAGGTAATGTTCCTGGAGAGATTGAAGCAGTAATTATCATTGAAGAAGTTACTAAACAAAAATTTAATTGGCGGGGATATATTAGAAGATTTACAGGAGTAAGTACTAAGGTATTTACCAAAAAGATCAGAAGAAAAGAAAACCGTAGATTTGAAGCTAATCCAGGTCTGAAAGTAAAAATGAGACAGCATATGTTGTTGGCCATAGATACTTCAGGATCTGTAAGTGATGATGAGCTCAAAGAATTCATGAGTGAAATATACCATATTTATAAATGTGGTGTTGATATTACTGTAGTACAGTGTGATACTGTTATTAGATCCATTGAACCTTACAAAGGTAAATTTGAGATGGGTGTACAAGGTAGAGGTGGGACTGAGTTTGATCCCGTCCTAGAATATTTTAATGCCAACCTGAAGAAATATACAAGCCTGGTGTATTTTACTGACGGTGAATGTGGTTATTCTGTAAAACCTAGAGGTAATACTCTATGGGTTTTGTCAGAAAGATCTTATATGAATGAAGAATTACCGGGTAAAGTTATTAAATTAGAATTATAAAAATTAAAGATTATGAATCAAGTACAATTAAATGTAAATGAGTTAAAGGATTTTATTAAGCATATGGTTAAGAATAACCAACACATTCAGTCTGAAGGTAAAGTACCTGTGGCTATTAATATTGAAGGTGATGCAGGTTTGGGTAAGACTTCTGCAATCATGCAGTTAGGTAAAGAATTGCAAATGGATGTTGTAAAGCTTAATTTATCTCAGTTAGAAGAATTAGGTGACTTAGTTGGTTTTCCTGTAAAAGAATTCCAGATTCAAAATGCAGAAGGTAAAACTACCTGGATTAATGAATCTCAGATATCTGCAGCAAGTGCAAAAGGATATAAAGTTATAGGTAAGAGAATGTCACATGCTGCTCCTGAATGGATTCAGGGTAAAGGAGAAGGTGGTTTCTTGATTCTTGATGACTATACTCGTGCTGATGCAAGATTTATGCAAGCAACTATGGAGATTCTAGATAGACAAGAATATGTTTCTTGGAAGTTACCTAAGAACTGGCATGTTATCTTGACTACTAATCCAGACAATGGTGACTATAATGTTACTAGTCTTGACGTAGCTCAGAAGACTAGATTTATCTCTGTAGAGTTAAAATATGATTCTGATGTATGGGCTAAATGGGCAGAGAAAGCAAACATAGATGGTAGATGTATTAACTTTATGTTGATGCATCCAGAGTTAGTAACTCAAAGAGTTAATCCAAGAGCTATTACTACTTTCTTTAATGCTATCAGTTCTATTGAGAAGTTTGAAGCAGACCTGCCTTTGATTCAAATGATTGGTGAGGGATCTGTAGGAGTGGACTTTAGTTCAATGTTTACTATGTTTATTAATAACAAACTTGATAGAATTATCAGTCCAGTAGATATTCTAACCAAGGATGAGCAGTATGTAATGAACTCTCTTACTAATGCAGTTGGTAAAGATGATGACTTCCGAGCGGATATATCTAGTGTTATTGCAACAAGGGTGATTAACTATTCTCTTACTTTGGCTGATAAAGGTGCCGTAGGTAAACCAATTATTGATAGAATAGCTAAGCTTACTACTGACTGTGATGCATTTACAGATGACCTTAGATATTATATGGTTAAGGAGATTGTTAACGGTAATAAAGTTAAATTCTCACAACTGATGATGAATCAAAACGTGGTGAAGATGGCTGTTAAGTAAAGCAAACATAGAGGGTTTCCCCTTCTATTAAAACTTTAATAAATTAAAAACAAACATGAGGGGAGATAAAACTCCCCTTTTTAAACTTAAATCTATGAAAGTTTATTTGCATATTTATGAAGTAGAAGCAGATGATAATGAGCTAATAATGAAGGTTGAACCTTTATATTGTGCTGAAGGAAGTGCATATTCATTTAATGTTACTCCTAATGATTATACTCCTACAAAAGGAGATAAATTGTATTTTCTACCAGGGGTTAATATTCCTAGAGTAAAACTTAAAGACTTGTCTCTACAACACGGTATTAAAACTGTGAGAGATATTGATCAAGCAACACATGTATTTGTTGGTAAGAATACTAAAGACAAAATTGTAAATGGTCATTGGTATTATACAATAAATACTTCTGCTGTTAGAGCTATTCTTAATGATCCTGATCTTGTAATGGATGATTATTATAAAGAAAATCTTAATCAAGCTTTAGAATTTTATACAGAACCAATTGTTGTTGTAGATTATCATTCAGCTACTGAATTAAGAAATTCAGAACTACCTTTTGTAAAAAGATATATGATTGGTAATTTATCAAGATCATCTACTACTTTTTATTCTGTAGATGATGACCACAAAGATTTATTTCCGGGTATTATGAATCTTGAGCTTTATGATGAGAGTAAGTTACTCAAACACATTAATGGTGATGATGCTGCTACTATAGATGAAACTATGTTTCTGCAGATTTCTGACATGTTTAAGAGTTCAGATCAAGACAATCATATTCTTGCAATGGAGATTATGGCCAATTGTAATTATATGGATAGTCTTCTCTATATAGAGATGTTATTTGAAAAATATGAAAATCAGATGTATAATTGTCACACTAAGAACCATGTGAATTTCAAGTCTTTACTTAGTTTTTTAGGTAAAAAGAGAACATACATGAATACTGACATTGATGATGTTGTTAAATCTCTTATAAATAAAGGAGTATTTGATATAGACAAAGTAAATGTTATTATGAAGTATTATGGTGAGGCAATTGCCAATCAAGGAGGTACTGATTTCTTTGAAGTAAAAAGTCTAACTCTTAGTGAAGAAGCTGCAAAACTACTCAATACTAACTATGTTCATCAGACCTTCCCAGATTTCATTCCTGAAGGTGGTGTAGAGGTACCTGAGATACATGGAGACCTTGTAGATCTTAACACTTTGTCCCCAGGGGTGGCTGAGGTTGATGATGTATGCAATGAGTCTGCACAGGAGGAAGAACTAGCTGATGAAGACATAGAAGATGCATTTACTAATATTGTTAGAAATGAACTCAAGTCAGAGTTAATAGCATTAGAAGAGGAAGATGAAGTTTCTGGATTAGAAACAAATAAAGAACCTGAGCCTGAAGAAGAAATAGATAATAATCAAACAATACAAACTAAAGATGATGACTTTGAATGGTTCTGATGAGATGGAGAAATTCTATCAGAAGAAATTTTATTTTAGCTATAGTGGGTTGAATAAACTACTTTATTCACCTGCTATGTTTTACAATCATTATGTGCTCAACCAGAGAGAAGACAGTACAGACCCTCACCTTGTAGGAGGTAGGGTCTTGCACTGCCTTTTGTTTGAACCTGAGAAATATGATGATTACTTTATCTCCTTGCCTGGCAAGCTTCCTAGTGATAATCCTAAAAAAATTATTGATAATATTTTTAGAATTCATCTTGGATATCAAAATAATTCATTAATTTTGGAAGACTACTCACAAGATATACTCACACAGCTACTCACAGCAAATCTTTATCAGAATCTTAAAACAGATCAGCAAAGACTTGACAAGATACTAACTGATGAACACAAAGAGTATTTTGAATTCCTTAAAAATAGTCTAGACAAATCAATAGTAGATCAACCTACTTTGGATGGCTGCAAAGCACAGGTAGAGATACTAAAGAGTAATAAAGACATAAGATCTTTATTAGCACTAGATAAATCTGAGGAAGACACCCACATTGAAACCTATAATGAGTTGCATATTAAGGTTGACCATGACAAATTACCTTTTGGTTTACACGGAGTACTTGACAATGTTGTTGTTGACAATGAGGCAAAGATAATTTTTATCAATGACCTCAAAACAACCGGTAAGTCTGTACAAGATTTCCCTGAATCTGTTGAATATTACAAGTATTGGATACAAGCAGTTATCTATACTATTCTAGCTTCAGATAAATTCTTGAAAGACAAACCAGATGCTAGAGACTGGCAAGTTCAAGTAACCTTTGTTGTAATTGACAAATACAATTTAGTTTATCCTTTCCAAGTCTCTGCAGAAACAATGAGTCAATGGAAAAGTGATTTCAGATCTGTACTTCAAATTGCTAAATGGCATTATGTACAGAAGAGATATGACCTACCATATGACTTAGCAGTAGGTAATATTAAATTGTAGACTATGTATGTACATGCGCTTTATAGGAAATACTTTCAAAAGTCCAAGATATTTATATATCCGCTCTTGGGCATAAAAAGAGGAACTAAAACTGTACCAACTGAAACTTATTTAAGTTGGAATACAACTTGTTCCCCTGAGGATATGAAGCTAATATGTTTATATGATACTTCTCATGCTAATTATTTAGAATTTGAAAAAGAAATATTGTTGAAGCATAATAGACTTTCTGATTACATAAAAATAAGCGCAAATAAATGTATTGTAACTTTTGATTTTTCTGATTTAAGTGAAGACTGGATGCATTTTGTTAATGGTAGATACAGTCAAATAAATGTAAATGTGAAAAAGAAAATTCTAGATTTTTTTGATAAAACAACAGGTAATTATGTATATGTAAATAGTTACTTGTTTCCTGAAAAGTTCTTTGCTAGATATGCAGAGATACTTGATGTTCCTATAGATTTATTGAAATCTGTAGGAGAGCTCTGTGATAAGCCAGATTTTAAAAAAGAAAATTTACAACTTGTTGTACCAGAGCTTCAAAATTCAAAAATTTTAGAATAAATTTGTATTAATTAAAACCAACAAAATGAGTGAAAAAACAATGATGCTTGTTGAAGCTACATGGCAAGACAAGAAAACCTTCAGATTGATTCCAATTACAGAATCATGTCCATATGTAGAATGTATTTTTGATCCTGAGACAAAAGTCTTAGTAGTAATATCAAAAATTAAAAAGACTGCTCTACACATGTTACCTAAACTTGATGACTATGGTCAACAAATTGCAGGTACCAAAGGTATAAAGCAGGAAAGACATAAGATTGAAGTGTTTCAAGAATTTTATGTAGAAGATGCAGCAGCTATAGAGGAGTTAATCAAAATTTTTGCAATAAATTCAAAGTTTGATTATAAGAAGTTTATGGCTGAGCAAGCTTAAACAATTCCAAAAAACCAGAAAGAGGGTGGGTACCAAACGACACCCTCTTTTTTATTAACTAAAGGGGGAACAGCTTAACTGAACTTATGGTATGAGAACACATTGGGTAATGGACTATGAAACTCTTAGTAATTGTTTCATAGCAGTCTTTGAAGACATAAAATCTGAAGATCAAGAGATTTTTGTCTGTCATGAATCTAGAAATGATATAGTTCAATTAGTTACTTTCTTAGAAAGAAATATAGGACTAGAAGAATGGCATGTAAGTTTTAATGGTTTATCATTTGACAGTCAGATAACTGAACATATTCTCCGTGCTAAAGATCAGCTATGTGAACTTGACGGAGATGTTATTGCTAAATTTTTATATGATAAAGCTCAGTCAGTAATCCAGAAACAAAATGAAGGAGAGTTTTCTGAATTTGGTCCTAGAGATATGCATATCCGACAAGTAGATGTATTTAAACTAAATCACTGGGATAATCCAGCTAAGAGAAGTTCATTAAAATGGATTCAGTTTAGTATGGATTGGAAAAATATCATTGATATGCCTATTCATCATAGTAGCAATATCCGGGCGGATCAGATTGATAGTATTATAACTTATTGTATTAATGATGTCAAGTCAACTAAAGCTATAATGTTCTTAAGCAAAGGACAGATTGAACTTAGAAGGGCGCTAACTGAAGAATATAATATTGATTTATTTTCTGCATCTGAACCAAGAATATCTAAAGAACTATTTTTGCATTTCTTGAGTAAACAAACTGGTATTAAGAAGTGGGAACTTAGACAAATGAGAACCCGCAGAAATCAGATTGTTGTAAAAGATATCATCCTACCTTATATTGAATTTAAGACAGCCACATTTCAAAACTTATTAAAGAAGTTTAATGAAATAGTAATTAATACTAATGAAACAAAAGGTGGTTTTAAGTATTCTGTTCAATATAAAGGAGTTAAAACTGATTATGGTCTTGGTGGTATCCATGGTGCTAGAGCTAGTAAAGTCTATAAGGCAGATGAAGATATGGTAATTATGACATCAGATGTTGTAAGTTACTATCCTAATCTAGCTATTAGAAATAAATGGTCTCCAGCACATTTGCCAAAGAAGGAGTTTTGTGATCTGTATGAGTGGTTCTTTGAAGAAAGAAAAAAGATACCTAAGAAAGATCCAAAGAACTATGTATATAAGATTATTCTTAATTCAACTTATGGTCTTAGTAATGATGAGAATAGTTTCCTATATGATCCAGAGTTTACTATGAGGATTACTATTAACGGTCAGTTATCTTTAACTATGTTGTATGAAATGATCTGTGAAGAAATTCCAGGATCTATTCCTTTAATGCAAAATACAGATGGACTAGAGACCGTTATCCCTAGGAAGTATCAGGATAAATATATGGAGATCTGCAAAAGATGGGAAGAAATGACTATGCTTGAGCTGGAACATGGTACATATCAGAAGATGGTAATAGGTGATGTAAACAACTATATTGCTCTTACAGAACCTTCTGAAGTACATAAAGATGTGTATGAGAAACTGAAGAAAGATTTTCCTCATGATATATTTGAGGAAAGAAATGGTAAGTTCTATTATTCTGCAGTTAAATCTAAAGGCCGGTTTGAGTTTGCAAATTTAGCCTTACATAAAAACAAAAGCTTTTTGATTATTCCTAAAGCACTACATTATTATTTTGTTCATGGTATTCAACCTAAGAATTTTATAAGTGAACAGAAAAATATATTTGACTATTGTGGTGGTGTAAAAATAAAAGGTGATTGGAAATTTGTAAAACATCATGTTGTAAATCAAGAATATATAAAAGATTCTTTACAGCATACAATTAGATATTATGTATCTAAAAGTGGTTCCAAAATTATCAAGACTCATTTATTTGATGAAAGAGAGATACAGGTAGAAGCTGGTAAATGGCTTCAGACTGTATTTATTGATTATCAGGAAAAACATTTTGATGATTACCAAGTAAATTATGATTACTATCTTGAAAAGATAAATAAAGAAATAGAGGGCTTAGAGCCAAATATAAATCAATTAAGTTTATTTTAAAATGCCAAAGAAAATACAAAACACAACAAAGGCCAGTTTAGTAAGTGTGCCTTTACCAAATCATGGTGCTACATATACTGTAATTAGTCACCAATTTGTAATTGATTATGCTTACCAATCCCTTGCTGCTGCAGGGTTTGGTATTGTAGATGAGGAGTACAGATGTACTGCCGATGGACAGATTGCCCAGGGAATTTATAAACTAAATTTTAATAATGACCCTGAGTTATCTATGATGTTTGCATGGACAAACAGTTATAATAAACAAGTAAAGTTTAAATGTGTAGTTGGTGCATATATAAACAATAGTGGTTCTGTTATGATTTCTGGAGAAGTAGGTAGCTGGGTTAGAAAACACACAGGTACTGCAGATACAGAAGTAAAGGATACTATTGATCAGTATATCTCTAATGCACATATGTATTATAATCAGCTATGTACTGATAAAGCTGCTATGGAAGTAGTAAGCTTGAATAAGAGAAAACAGTCTCAGTTATTAGGCGTGCTGTTTGCTGAGTATGAAATTCTTACTACTGAGCAAGCTAGTATGATTAGAGATCAAATGAAGAGACCACAACAAGTATTTGCTAATTCAGATAGTTTGTGGGCATTCTATAACTTTGTAACTAATGCATTACAGTCATCACATCCTAAGACTTGGATGGAAGATCAAAGAATCTTGCATTACTTCATAGGGACAATTTGTGATTTTAGTGCACCACCTCAACCTGTAAGTGCACCAGTTACTAATTTAAGTACACCAGTTGTAGATCCTTTATATATAGATCCAAATCAAACTAATATTCTTGATCAGATTGCTGATTTAGAAGCAGACCAAATGGATGAAGATGTTAGATATGCTGCAGCTGAAGAAGATGTTTTAACTGAAGCTGAGTTAGCTCATGAGCTGTATGGTGTAAATAATGATATAGAAGTTTCTATTCATCCTGCAGAGAAAGAAATACAAGATTCAGAGGAATATATATTAACTGAACGTGAACTAGCTCATGAGTTATATGGTGTAGATAATGACATAGAAGTTTCAATACCAGCTCCATGTGCTGCACATGATGCAGAAACAGAAAGGGAAATTCGGCAAGAAAATTCTGAGGACATTTTTCCCCAAGCTGAAATTGCATCTTTAGAACCAACTCCAGAAGAATATGAAATAATTGAAGCTGAGGAAGGAGCATTACCATGGGATGATATTATTCCTATAGATAGTTCTATTGAACCAGCTGAGTCAGATTCATTTGAATTACCAGAAGTAAGTCTAACAGATACAAATGAAGAAACAGTTGTAGCTAATTTAAATCTGATTGAGACAGAAGATGATGATGCATTTGATTTTGATATATCAGATGAAACATCTACTGATAATTCAGATTTTGATTTTTAATAGGTTAGTCTATTAGTTGCAAAAAGAGAGTGCAGAAATGTGCTCTCTTTTTTTTATCTTTACATTATGGAAAAACAATTACAAGCAGTGGCAGAGTTCCACAAAGCATTTGGTCAGAAAGATGGTAAATGGCCACAACTAATATCTAATGCAGAATATGATCTTAGACATAGTCTAATGAAAGAAGAGAATGATGAATATCTAGAAGCATGCTACAATAAATCCTTAGTGGAAATTGCTGATGCTTTAGGAGATCAGTTGTATATTCTCTGTGGTACTATTCTTAAGCATGGTATGCAACATATTATATTTGATGTATTTAATGAAATCCAAGCAAGTAATATGAGTAAGTTAGGTGATGATGGTAAACCGGTTCTTAGAGAAGATGGAAAGATTCTTAAAGGTCCTGGATACTTCAGACCAGATTTGAGTAAGTTTATTAAAGTTGACACAGATGCATCCAGTGACATTCAGAAAAGCAATGATTGAGGCTTATCTAGCGGGAGCAGAGGCCATGGCATCAGGAGATATTGATGAACCTAACAAAAAAGATGCTAGGGATTGGTTTGATAATGAATATGGACAACAAGAGTCAGAAGAATGTGACTGTTGTGAAGAAGAATAAATGGGGGAGCCTTCGGGTTCCCCCTTTTTTTTTCCTACCTGCCTTGGGCCCGGTATGACTTTTTGTAATTCTTAGATTTTTTTGATCTAGAAGTTTTTGTTTTAGCATGTACACCTGGTCTTGAAACCTTTGGTTTAATATATGCTTTTACTGTTGCTGTTGTTGACTTTGCCATGTTATCTTACTTTTTGTGTTCCTTCCATTGTTTCTAATAATTTTCTAGTATCTCCTGAACCACCTGTAAATCCTACAGTTTTAAATACATCTTTAATAATTTTAGGAGTACCTTCTTTTTGCCACCAGAATGGGCCCTCATCTCTTTTATAATATGCATCTTCATCACCGGTTAGCCAATTAGTTAAATCCTCTAGAATTTTTATATATAAACTACCTGTATTTGCAAATAAACTTGTTGACCCACTTAAAAATTTTGCATAGTCATCAAAACCAAAGTTTACATTATATAGTGTTGGTAAAGGTATAAATGTAGTTGTTTCTGCCATAACACCTAATGTAGTAATTAAAAAATGATTTGCTATGAATCCTGATAAGTTAAATCCTTCAGTACCCCATGCATCCGATCTAGCTTCTAATTTTTTAAATCTGTCTGGATCATCTTCATCATAACCAAAGTAAACTAAAGTTATCATTGCCAAGGTCATTACAGATACAAATGTCATAAAGTTTCTTTTGAACTGAGCTTTTTCTCTTTTATTCATCCATCTAAAATACTTAGCCTTATGTTTAAAAAATTTAAATAGTACTTTAAATGTTCTTATATAACCACCTATTTCAGTTGTACCAAGTGCCCAGTCATATCTTGCTCTACCAAAATAACCATCTCCCAATCTTGTATCAAAACCCCATCTATTAACAGCCATTGGTGTAATCCATTTTCTCATGAACATGAATGCTCTATAGATAAGATATTTATTTGCTTCAGGCTGTCCAAACTGATCATAGTTACCATATAGTTTTCTTGATAAACCTTGGTATCTATTCTTAAACTGCATTAACTTATTACCTTTAGTGATTAAAATCTCTGCGCCATCTTTTAAATCAGAAGCTCTTTCAATTTTATTTCTTTCTTTAAGTTTTTCTACAGTAGTAGAATATCTTCTAGCTAATGCTTCTAATGTATCTCCTTTCTGATAAATATGATATATTTCTTTATTTCCCCAGTCAGGATCTATATTATCTTTAAGTTTAATAATACCATTAGCATCAAGTTCCCATGCATCCATGTAGTTCCTATAGATAACCTTACCATCACTTGTTCTTTCTTCTACTTTCTGATGTATTAATGTACCTGCAAAAAGCTGTAAGGCTGCTTCCATCTCAGCTCCTTTTCTAAAGTCATTTATCCATTCTCCATTTAATAAATCTTTTAATAAAGTTCTACTTGGAGCTCGGCCTAATTGTTCTTCTGTTCTAAATACAGCATCCATAGTTTCTATAAGCTGAGCAGTAAGACTTCCATTACCTTTAGCATAAATATCTTTAGCACTCCAGTTCATCATAGTTTGTGCAGCCCATACTCTACCTAATGCTAAATCTTGTAGATTAACAAATTCACCTCCGGCAGCTTCAATTAGATTTTGAACTATCTGACCATATCTGTTTTTTAATGAAGCCGGAACATTTAAACCTAAAGTTGTTGCAGAACCAATTTTCATAAAAGTATTTACTGCTTTTGTAAGAACTGAATATTGGTTAGCTCCAGAAGAAGTTGTAACACCATAGAGCTCTCTTTCTCCTAAGCCTCTTATGGCTTCAAGTCTACCATATTTTTGACCTCTTTTAGTAGCTTTTATATCTTTTCCTTTTCTTTGTTTTGATTGTTTACTATAAGCACCTGTCCCTGGAGGATTTGATTCTAATGTTTTTACAATAGACTCATATCTAGGAAGGGCTTCAATCATAGCAGATTGATTTTCAAGTGACATCAAGTATTTACCCATAACCTGAAGTACATCTTTATCTATTTGATCCGCCTCAAACTTAAACAAACCAGTTACAGGAACATAAGAAATCTCTCTGTTTAATGCATCTGTATTTACATAGCTGTTTTTAGTTGGATCATAGTTAGTTATTCCACGGTTAAAGTCATCTTGAGCTTTCCAAAAAGTACCTCTTAATATTTCTTTAGCTGAGGCTCCTTTTCTTTTAAGAGCATCAGCATATTTTCCAGATTGAAAAGCTTGTAAGTTATCATCAGCACCATATCTTGGCATATCCAAATATAATCTAGATTGTTTTGGTTTACCTTTTTGCCAATCTAAGAAGTGTTTCTTCATAAACTCAATAAACTGATATTCTGCAGTATTATTAGCTTTCATTTGCATGAAATCTTTATTTACATATTTATTAGTCTTAGCACTATTTGGATCACCAGGTATGTATGGTCTTGGTAAGAACTCATATCTGTTATTAATAACCTTTCCTATATATTTATCTTTACTCTCACCAAAAGGAATACTTCTGTATTCATTCTTTACTCTATAAGTACTGTGTCTTGCATTTGGTAAACCATTGAATATAACTTCATCACCAGTAGTATTATCAATGACAGTAGTTTTTATGTACATAGATTCATCAGAAGGAACTGATACAGAATGAGCATATATTCTTTCATAAACAGTAATTGCTTTACCTTTATCTACATA